AGCCAGCCTGACGCTTCCTCTGCCCTCTGGGACCGGGATAGCGGGCTGTCGTACTCGACCTCAAACTCTCCCTGCGCCTCAATCATAATGTCAGGCATGGGCGGCAGAAGACCCTGTTTCAACAGAACGTCCACCTCCCGTTCAATCATCGGGCCGAGCATTTCACTCTGTTGGCGTCCCATCGTGGGTGAGAGCAAGGCTCCCTTCTCACGCGCCCGTTCCAAGACCTCTGTCGCCGTCATGGTCGGCGTGTCCACCAGAATCTGGAACAGCGTGACCAGGAATCCGTCATTGATGACCTGACGCTCCATGTCCATCAACTCTTGCCCAGCCGCCAAATTGCCCACCGGGAGTGCATGGACAAGAGGACGGCCTTCGGCGGTAACACCGCCAGGGTTCATGGAGCCTGGGGCCATGCTGAACGTGTCAAGGATGCCATCGTCATGCGACAACAGGACGGGGGCCACGGACCGGTGGCCCTGTGTCAGCATCGTCCTCTTCTGCTCGTTCAAGACCTTGATCGACGGCAACACGAACATGGCGGGCGAACGCCCGTACTTCTCACCCGGCCCGGTGACGTAGCGGCTGATCTGGTAGGGGAGGGTGTCGAAGCCGCCCTCGCTCAATTCATGCTGACCCAGGACCGCAATATAGTAGGACGCGAACTTCTTGTTCTTGACATCGACCCGCTGGGGGTCGACCTCCCGACGCGGACGTATGCAATGGATGATCTCAAAAGTCTTATCGGGTGTATCCTTCACCGCTTTTGATACCGCATCCGGCAGACTGTCCCACCGTCCCGCATCGACGCGCTGTTGCATCTGCCGTGCCGTGAGGGAGAACTTCCGGTAGGACGTATCGACAAGCCCCTGGTGGTTCAGTTCAAACAAAATCTCTTTTAGGTTGGTCGCCTGATATCTCAGACCACCGTCATCGTGGAAGTCCACGAACATGATGGAAGTGCCGAACGCGCCCAAGCCCATGTAGACTTCATGCTGTTGGCTGGCATAGTTCGTCCGGGTCGCGTAACGCTGTTTAAACAACTCATTGGTCGCGGCCTCAAACCATAGCTTGACCTCACGGTCACGTCCCAGGGCATCGTCGGAGGGTTTGAGCCTGTGCCACTTCTGTGTCCGTGGCGTCAGCATACTCTCCATCGCGGCGGCAAAACGCTCCAGCGCGATCCCCGCCGTACTGTCGAGCATCTTCTCGGTACGCTTATCGCCCTTGGTCTGATCACCTGTCGGCTTGAAGAACGTGTCGGAGTACCGGGGCAGAACCCGATCCGCAATCTCCGTCCAATGGCTCTCCCAAATCCCCCGTTCAGACTCCAACTTCCCATAACGCTTGATGATATCAGCGGCTGTCATGGTCATGGTTGGTCACCCAACAAGGTGATCGTGGGCTTCTTTCTACGAAAGGGGACGGACCCCACGGTTGAAACGGAGTTCTCGTCAGTCTGAGCCGCACTCCTCCCCAAGGCGGTCACGCCAAAACCATCGTCCGGTCCCGTGACCTTCTTCTCACTAACACTGAGGTCGGGCTTGCCGCTGGCTTTCTTATCTCTCGCCCGTCCCGCCTTTATCCCTTGACTGACGATCTTGAAGGGTATGCTCCCGCTCATGTCACTGCCCCAATAGTTTTTTTGTCGCCCCGGTGGTTTCCGCGTCGGCGCGTTCCTCCGCTCTGCGCTTACGCGCCACCGCATCGGACGCGGGCGGCGGTGGTCCCTTAACTGGCGCTGGTGGTGGCGCGGCGGGCGCTGATCTACGACCACCCATCACGCGGTCCCCAACAGCTTCTTGGCGGTCTTGTTCTCCTCGTCCGCACCGCTGGTCAAGATCGTCTCCGTTCGCCCCGTAGCCGCCGCTCGACGTTGCCGCGCCGCGAGGGCTTCGGCCTGAACGTCAGCGTCTGAACGTGAGGGAGGAAGGGGAGGGGGAATCGGTTGAGGGGCCGCACCGCCCCCAAATAAGCCGCCCATACTGGAGTCTCCTACTAGATGTTGCAACCGCTAAACCTAACACGAAAAAACTCCCCGGCGCAAGCCAGGGAGTTTAAACGAGCCGACTAGACTCCATTTACCTAGATGTGAACTATCCGAATAGCGCATAGTCCACATCCCTGGCAACCTTTTTCCGTCCAAACTTCCGCGAGGTCCGCTGGTCGAGCCGACTGATATTCCGTGAGAACGTCATCGCCAGGGCGTCCGCATAATCAGGTGAGGCGAACCCCTCCTTCTGCATCTTCTCCTTTGGCCACAGCGCCACCTGTCCTTTGAGATTAATTTTATAGCGCATGACGCACAGGTCGGAGATCAGCCCATCCTCTTGCGGCAGACAACCCGTGTTGATCCAATCGCGCATCCGCCCCCACAACTCCGTCCTATGCAGATAATACGTTGTCGGGTCTTGGGCCGTCTTGCTGACCAGTACCTCCGTCACCTTGTACCCGGACTTCTTCAGCAACTCTATGACCGGACCCCCGACTCCGTCCCCTTCGATGAACACATGGTCGGGGCGGTACTTCTCTATGGCCGTCGAACAATATTCCGCCATCTCTTCCGTGGTACACTTCGCATAGATCAACGGATCGATAGACCTCGCGTCCCGTCCCTGCCTGAACCTGATCACCGCCTTGTCGCGTCCCATCCGTGCCGGGTCCACCCCCATCAACAGCGGCGACCCGATGTCGTTCACGACCTCACGCTCCACCGCCTCCTCCACCGCGCCCCTCGACATGAAGTTCTCATCACCCTGCCGGGGGAACTGCCCGTAGACCTCGACCCTGGCCTGATCACTGTCCTTCCCATATTGCTTGATGATGTCGTCGTAAATCCCGTGGTCGTTCTCCTCCACCGACCTCCCGTCTATCGTCGCGTAGTCCCACTGGTCCCGGTTGCCGTGGAAGCACTCAAAGAACTCCCCTGATGGGTTCCGGGGATTGCTGATGGCAATGAAGAACCTGTGCAGGGTCTTGTCCGTGAAATACCCCTGCGCCACGGGCCAGATGCATCCCGGTATGCCCGACGCCTCATCGAACAACACCGCCATCGCCATTTGACTGTGAACGCCAGCGTAGGCGTCCGGCGCTTCCTCGCTCCACAGCCGCGCCTGGATGTACCAATAGGCATCGTCGTATCCCGTGGTGTCCTTCAACGTCTGCACCAGCCAATCGGCGGGCTGGAGGGACATGATGTTATGTTCGAACCATCGGCTGTGAATTGCCATCGTCGCCCACTTCCTGATCTCCGGGAATGTGGTGGACTTGAGTTGCTGTTCCGTATTGGCGGATACGACAACCGTGGAACTGGGAAGAGAGGAGAACAGCCACAGCGCGATCCAGGCCAGGAACGCCGACTTGCCGATCCCCCGCCCGCTGGCCCTGGCGAGTTTCAACAGAGAAGGGTCCAACCCCCGAAGCTGTTTGTTACGGTTTGTTGCAATGTGATCACGCATCTTGATGAGCGCCTCACGCTGCCATTGTCGGGGGCCGAGATGGTTCTCAAGAGGTGTGCCGGGTTTCCCCCACGGAAAAGCGTAGAGGACAAACGAAAGCGGGTCGTCCTGAAACGAGAGCATCTTGTGGATCAGTTGCTGTTCGTCTGGATGGGGTTGTTGTTTAGGCATGGCGTCTATCCTCGTGGACCCGATTGAGATTGTTCAGTAGGTGGTTCAATGGTGTGTCGAGTGCCAAGTCTCCCGGCTCCTCGACCCCGTTGCCGAATATGTAGCAGAGAACGTGGTACTGGGTGTCGGTCAGGCGTATGCGGATGCCTTGCTTTAAGCGTGTGACTTTCATGGTGTGTCTCCTTTCATTATTCATTTTACCATGAAGCCGTCGAACCCTTAACCAACCCATCAAAAAAAAAAATTCAAAAAAATTACCCGGACTGCCCGCTTCAGGACCGTATACACAGTCCCGCGCCGCGATCCGGGGGTATCCCCCTGCCACGCCCCCCTTCGTATAATATCGAGGCTGTTTAAACTATTCACCCGTAACACGCTGTTATCATTGGACATTGTTATTCTTACCCACATTATTTGAGTGATAATTGTTATTATGGCAAATCGGGTTTGGCTTCCACTAAGGCTTTGCGGGGTGTATCGGGTTCGGGGTCATGCTCTATCACGTTTAAACGTCTTAGGTTTTTCTCATTCTCTATCATCGCGGCCCCTAAATCTAACGCCACCATAACGTCCAACCTGACTTCATTAGGTACAATTTTACCTAATAGACCTATGAAGGTTTTAGGATCGGAGCGCCCAACACGGACTAAATACTTCACACCCCCTAGTTCAGAAAACGCTTTGTGAATAACGTGCTTCATATCCAGAGTTAGTGCCGCCGGGCCACGTTTTTTCGTGCTTCTCAATTTACACCTATTAGATTTCTAACCTTTTGACGGCCCAAAGGTTAAGCCGGAAAGCGG